GGAGACCATTCCCGACTTTTTATTTTTTATGAGTGGAAAACGCACGGAGTTTACTTGCAAAGCGCACAGGATTGCGCTGGCTGGCTTTGATTGTGTTTTAAGTGGTGAGGTTGCGGCATAAAACAAAACGCTTTAGAACTTAAATATGGCCAAGGAAAAGGCATCGAAAATAAATGGGATTCCGGTCTACTGTTCATACGACAGGCCGGTTGATTTGGTTGATTTGGTGGAACATCCAAGCAACCCGAACAAGCACGGCGATAAGCAGATTGCGCTACTGTCAAAAATAATAAGGAACCAAGGCTGGAGGAATCCGGTCATCGTGTCGAAGCGTTCCGGTTTTATTGTTGCCGGCCATGGCAGATTGGCAGCGGCAAAGCTATTGAACGTCGAGGCCGTGCCGGTTGATTACCAGGATTTTGCAAACGAGGCGGAAGAACACGCGCACCTAATAGCAGACAACCGTATCGCGGAACTGGCCGAAATAGACAGCAACGAACTGGCCGGACTGCTGCGCGATTTAGAGGGCAAGATTGATTTGGATTTGACCGGCTTTGACGAGGTAAGCCTTGACGACATTTTGACAGCAACCGAACCAGAGGCTGCCGAGGTGGATGCAGAACCACAGATTGATAAGGCGGAAGAATTGCAGGCCAAATGGAAAACCGAACTTGGCCAGGTTTGGGAACTAGGCGACCACCGGCTTTTTTGTGGTGATTCGACCGAAGTTGCCGACGTTCAATTTTTAATGGCGAAAAGGAAGGCCGAGTTGGTTTTTACCGACCCGCCGTACGGAGTAAACATTGAAGGAGGAAAAAGTAAAAAGGACGTCATTGCTGGAGATTTAACACAGACCACGATTCCTTTTAGTTTTGAAGCTGCTGTTGAATATGCCACGACCGATAAAGCACGGTTTTATTTTTGCGGATGCGAAAACAATGTCGCTTTGTATTTCAAACTTTTTGAACGGCACTTGATACAAATGCCTAAACTTTTGATATGGGTGAAAAACGGCTTTGTGATGAGGCAAAACGGATATCATGGCCAGTACGAGTTGATATTTTACGGTTACAAAATAGGCGGCGGCGCTACTTGGTACGGCGGCCGAACTGAGGATGAAGCATCAGATGTTTGGCAGATTAAGCGAGACCCAACTTCTACATATTTGCATCCAACGCAAAAGCCTATCGATTTGCCAATAAGGGCAATTAAGAACAGCAGCAAAAAGGGCGACATTGTTTACGAACCGTTTTCTGGTTCTGGCTCAACAATGTTGGCCTGCGAATCATTGGGTCGAATATGTTTTGCGATGGAATTAGACCCCAAATTTATGGCCGTCACAATTCAACGCTGGGCGGATGCCACCGGCCGAGAGCCAAAATTATGCAGCTAACACCGGAACAGATTCAGAAGGTACAGGCCAAGAACATCGAGAACTTGGTCAAGAAAGCGGCCGAAGGCAAAACGCTGACGGCTCGCGAGTTGGAAGTGCTGAACCAACAGGCCGAACTTGCCGAGATAGCCAGGCCGGAATTTGTGAAGACCAAGGCATCGCTGGCCGCGCTTTTCAACTTCACAAAACAACGCCTGCAAAAGCTGTCGAAAAAAGAAGGATTCCCAAAAGCAACCCCGCAGGGATTCAACGTGCAGGAGGTTACGGACTACTTGTTGGCGGAAGGAATCGACATCCACCAGGCAAGCAAGGGAACCCTGGCCGCCGAGAAGAACGGCGAGACAAAAAGCCTGACCGAACTCAAGGCGGAATTATTGCAGGAACAAATTCGGCGCCTAAAATTTCAAAACGAGGTTGAGCGCCGGCAGTATATTTCCACCGACGAAATAGCCATGGAAATCACGCGCATCATTTCACAATTTAAGTCGGTGATTTATTCAAAGATGGAATCCGAGCTGCCGCCAATCTTGGAAGGAATGACGGCGGCCGACATCCAAGTCAAAATGCGCGACGGAATTGCAGACGCCTTTGGCGTTTTAGAATCAGACAAATGGAAGAAAACTTTTGCGAAACAATCGCCCGCCGCGCAATAGCACCGCGCAGCACCGACCCGCCATGGCGGTGGGCCGAGAAGAACATCGTCGTCGACAAGACTTCGCCGTTCCCTGGCAAATTCGACGCCAACATCGCGCCTTGGACAAAGGAACCGATGGAATGCTTCGCCGATAACCGCTGCAAGGATTTGGCCATCATGTGCAGCGCCCAATCCGGCAAAACGCAAATGGTGATAACCTTGGCGGCCTGGTGTATCGCGCAAGACCCTGGCCCCGCCATGTGGGTAATGGCCGCGCAGGACGAAGCCAAGACATTCGCCAGGACAAGGCTAATGCCGACGCTTGAGAACTGCGAAGCCGTTGCCGAACTATTCCCAACCGACCGGCACGCCAAGACAACCCTCGAAATCAACTTCGCCTCAATGCCGCTGGTTATCAATGGCGCCAACAGCCAAAGCAAATTGCAGTCGAAGCCGATTAGATGGCTGTTTCTGGATGAGGTTCGCAACTATCCACCAGGCGCATACGAGATGGTAATCAAACGAACCCGCGCATTCTGGAACGCCAGGCGCGTCGTCATCTCAACGCCTGACCACGAAAACGACCACGTCCATCGTGCTTTCCTTGCCGGCGACCAGCGCATTTACGAGGTGTTGTGTCCCGAATGCGACGAACGGCATGAAATGAATTTTGATTTTATCAAATGGGACACCAACGAAAAGACATACGTCAACGATGAGTATGATTTCGACGAACTAGCCAAAACGATTCGGTATGAATGTCCGCATTGCATGGCCACGTTCACCGACCGGCAGGACGTCCGCAAAGCCTTCGCAATCTCCGGCAAGTGGCGGCCCACGAACGAGAAGGCGCCAAGCGAGAAGGTCAGTTTTCGCTGGTCGGCCGTCCTGCCGCCGTGGGTGCCGTGGCGCGATTTGGTGCAGGAGTTTTTGCAGGCCAAGGCAGCCATGAAAGTCGGAACCACGGTTCCGCTGAAAGTGTTCAAGGCCGAATCGCTTGGCGTGCCGTGGATAGAAGAGATGGAAACCGACGACGAACTGCGCGAACTGGCAACGCACGACGACGAATGGCCTTGGCCCGACGAAGCCTTCCGGTTTGCCACCGTCGACGTTCAGCGAGATTTATTTTACTTGGTAGTCCGCGCCTGGGCGGCCGACGGCCAGAGTCGTCTGGTGCATTGGTCGAAGCCTTTGACTTTTGAAAGCATTGAAGATTTGCGGGCCGAGTACAACGTCAAGCCGCACCTGGTATTCATCGACAGCGGATACAACGCGCAGAAGGTGTACGCGGCCTGCAAGCGGTTTGGATTCACGTCAATCAAGGGCGCCAAGACGAAAGACTTCGCACACAAAATCAAAGGCGAAACAGTTCGCCGCGCCTACTCGCCCCGCGTTTACGTCGACCCCGCCGTGGGAACCAAGAGCCAGGGCAGGGTGCGGCCGGTGACTTTGTTTCATTGGTCGAACCCGACTTGCAAGGACGTGCTGGCCAACCTACGCGACGGCCGCGGTGCGAACTGGACTGTCACGCCTGATGCCGGCAATGAGTACGAACTGCAAATGTTTTCCGAGCGCCGCAGGGAACGCCACGACAAGGCCGGCCAAACCGTTTACGAGTGGCATCGTGTCGGTAAGCGGGCCAATCACCTTTGGGACTGCGAGGGGATGCAGATTGCGGCGGCAATGATGGCGAAGTGCCTGGCGGAAACCGCTTGACGATTTGCCGGCCTAGTTTGCAATCGGGTCGCCGGCTTTTGGTTCTGCCGGCTTTTCATGGTTAAGGTTGTTAGGACATGACAACAGCCCGCAACGGGCGCTCACTCATAACTAGAGCCGGTCGAGGTTTAGTAGCTTTCCCTCGGCCGGCTTGCTTTTTGTTTCGCTTGAGAAAACAAGCCATCCGCTAACATGGGAAGGAAATGCGGGCGGAAGGTTTATTTCTTAATTTCAGCACCAGCGAAATTACCACCATACAAGCAAAGGCCAAAACCTTGCTTACTGAAGGCAAAACGCTGATGGCCTACGGCATCGGCGGCCGGAACGCCACCAAGCAGTTTACGCTGCCGATTGACCAGGTGCTTCGCGAATGCCGGTTCGCCTTAAAGAAAAAAGACCCCGCCACCTACGGTTATTTATCAACCCGCACTTACGCCAAGTTCCGAAATGCTTAAAGGATTCTTGAAAAAACTCGGTTCCCTTTGGGAGCCACAATATCAAAGCAACCGCCACCGTCGGCCGATGCGCTACCTCAATAAAGATACGAGGCAGCTAATCCCAACAGGAACGCACCAGCAACTTGTCAGCGCGGGCCGTTGGTTGTTTGGAAACTTCGCACCGGTACGCGGTGCGCTGCTGGAACAATGCACATATTCTGTTCAGCCGTTCGTGCCGCAGTATGTTGGAAAAGATTTAGAATGGGGCGCACAAGCCGAGGCATGGCTTAAAGAGTTTCACGGCATCTTGGACATCCAAGGCAAATGCGATTTCGAGGAATTCCTTTACCTGGCGTTGTTGTCAATCAAGCGCGACGGCGACGTCGGCGTTCTGCTGACCAAAACCGGCAGCGGGTATCCGGCCGTGCAGTTGATACCAGCGCACCGGATTGCCAGCAGGACGCAGGGGCCAAATGAATTTAACGGAGTTATAAGCAACAAGCAGGGGCGGCCAGTTTCGTACATGATTGACGGCGAGCGCAAAGTCAGCGCCCGCGATATGGCGCTCTGTTTC